CTACTTGGCTTGCCGTTACGTTTCCCGAAAGCGAAAGCCCCGTAAAGTTACTTGATTTGGCAAGCGATTTTACGTATGCGACCACGTTTGTGATGTATTTATCGTCCTTTGGAATACCGTCTGTTTGTTTTGTGAATTTTGCCGTCATTCCATCAGTTGTCTTACTAAAGCCCTCATTTTTCTTTTCAAAGTGGGCGGTCATTCCATCTGTGGTCTTGCCAAATTTCTCTTGCTTCTCCGCAAGTTTTGCCGTCATATTGCTTGTAACCTTATCAAACGTTTCGGATTTGCCCGTAAGCCTTGCCGTCATATCTCCAGTTGTTGTGCTAAAACTTTCTCTCTTTCCGTTAAGGTTAGCGGTCATGCGTCCTGTGTTCTTGTCAAACCTCTCGGTTTTTGTCGCAAGCGTTGCGGTCATGCGTCCTGTGTTCTTGTCAAACCTCTCGGTTTTTGTCGCAAGCATTGCGTTCATATTGTCAATTCGTTTTTGACTTTGGGGAATTTTGTCAACCGCATTAGTCATGTTAGCATTTACATCAATGTCAACGGTATCGAAATTAAGTTTACCGAGATTTGGTGTTCCACCGCCATGAGCAAAGGTTATGCCGTTAATTGCAAGGTTTCCTCCATTCGGCAATATGTCTGTGTCGTCAACCTCCGAAATAAATGCGTTGAACTCCAACCGTTTCGCCTTTGCTTTTCTTTCGTCCTCAACCTCTTTTATCTTTCCTGTTACATAAAGGTAGTATGGGGTGTTGGTTGGGTTAAATGCGTTACGCACATTTTCTTCTACCGCATCAAAGTCGAGATTTATAAGAGCCTCCCAAACCTTGCCGAGATAGTGGAATATGGTTGTAAGCCTTGTTGCTTTTTCCTCCACCCATTCAAGCCATACCATTTTGAGCGTTTTCTTGCCCGCAAGTATGTCTGCTATATCGCTTATAACCTTTAGTATATCGGTAAAGAACTGCAACTGCACTTCAATGGTTGAGAGGGCATTGCGACTAAAGAAACCAAACAAATCATCAAGCGAACCGACAATCTTACTGGTGTCTGCGCTTCCAATGGCAGAAAGCGCACTCCCGACAGCATTAAGAGCCTCGCCCAATGCACTAACGGCTTTTGGTAAGCCTCTTTCTATCGTCCATTTGCCCAAAACAAGGACTACATTTTCCCAAGTCCAAGAAATTGCTCTCGTGATTGGCTCGATAAGACTTTCAATGCCCTCTGTCAAATCGGCAACGCCATCAATAAAGGGTCTAAAGTCTACCTCTTTCGCCCAGTCTGCCGTTGAAGTGGCAATGTCCTCCCACATCGTCAGTATATCATTAAGCGTGTCAGCAACAGCCTGTATAATTCTTGTGCCGTTTCCGTTGAACTCCCACCCAACAGAAAACTGCCTTGTGATGTTTCCTATCGTATCGGAAATGCCTGTAAAAATGCCAAGCAAATGTTCGATTGCTTCTTGCCCTGTTCCGTTAGTCCACACCTCATAGAAACTATCCCCAACACTTTTTGCAAGCGTCTTTATTCCGCTCAAAGCGTTGTGTATGCTGTCTATAACGCCCTGTCCTTTTGTTTCCCACGCTTTCTTAAACGGGTCAAATATTTCAGCCCATCGCTCGGATGCGGTGGTTGCAACTTCTTCAAACATGGAAGCATAATCAAGCGCATCGTCAAGACCGCCACCACCTCCGCTTGGCTCTTTAACCGCATTGAGAGGGTTAATTTCGTCTATGCCAAGAATGGTAATAGCGTCCTTTAAGTCCTTTGCGCTTCCTGTCGCTTGGTCTAACCCCTCTGCAAATTCTTTTGGATAATAGAGGGCTTTAGTCCATGTTTCTGCGCCTGTAAGAACGGCAAAAAATTGATTGATTACATTTATCGCATCGACAAATCTCTTGATAAGGCTTGTTATTGCGGGTTCTAACCTATTCAAAATAGGAATTGCAATAGTAGCAAATGCGTTCTTTAGGTATAGAGCGGAACTTGCAAGGCTATCAAGGGTGCTTGCGTATCTTCCCAAGTCGCCCTGTGGCAAATCATTCATTGCCTTGCTCCATTGATAAGCGTTTTGAGTTCCCTCTTTGAAACCCTCGTTTACCATTTTTATGAAGCCTCTCAACGCACGATACATCGCTACCGTTTTAAGTTTTGTAAAAAGTTTTCCTATTGCGCCAGTAAGTTTCTTTGCGCCTTTTGCGACTTGCGCAAACGGGAACAACAGCATCTTGGAAGAGGATTTGCCAACCTCCTTGCCAAACTTTTTCATGGAAGTCGTTGCCTTTTTGAGCAAGCCGTCAACCGTAGGAATTTTTACACCCCACTTATCGAGGACTTTGCCTAAAGCCCCTCCTATATTGGCGGTGTTCCCCAAATCTTTCAACTTGGCTTCAAGCCTTTGCGCCTGTTCATAAAGGGAGGCAATAGCCTTTGGGTTTCCGTTTTTGTTTTCAAGGTTTACGATTTGCTCGTATATCCCCCGCAATTTCATTTTAACAAGGTCGGCTTCCTTTGCGTTCTTTGCAAAATCCATTACTTCCGAAAGCCTTGCAGAGCGAGCCAGTTCACCGAGCGATGATATAATGTCGTCCACCTCTTGATGAAATGCTCTTGCTTCCGCCTCCATTTCGGCGGTGTTTTCCGCACCTTTCCCCGAAGCAACATCTTGAGAGTCTTGCAAGTCTTTTGTCGCCTTTGTCGTTTCGATTGTGGCTTCTTTTGCCTTTTCTGCGTTTTCGGCAATCTCTTTAAGAGCCGTTGCGTGCAACCTATCAAGCCTTTTTTCTAGCCCACTTACTTGCAATGAAAGATTGACAAAGCGTTCTACGTCTTTGTCTTTGCCTAAATCTAATTTGTCGGCTTTGTTTTCTAAAATCCCGATTTTGGTTTGAATTGCATCCACTTCGGAAAGCATCTTGCTACCAAAACCGCCCGCAGAAGCGACATCTTTAAGTCGAGCAAGAGCCTCCCTTGCCCTGTTAAGCCTTTCGGATGTTTTTTCAGCGTTCTCGCCAAGTTCTTTTGTACCATTATCGTCGATGGAAAGTTTGCTTAATTCCTCTAGTGTGGTTACAAGGTCGCCAACTTTACCACTTGCTTGGTCGTCTGCCTGTATTACAATTTTTAATTCGTCAATATCAGCCCTTGTCATTCTTCTCTCCCATTTTCTTGTTTACTCGTTGCATCCAAGAAATCAATACGTCCTTTTGTTGCTCTTTTGCCCTCTCGACTGTATCTTCTGCCCTCTCTTCTGCTTCCCTTTGAGTAATCGGAAATGGTTTATCCCTATAAGGTAAGGGTTTGGGGTTCTTTGCAAAATCGTGGAATACTGGACTAACACAAAGCATCGCCTCGTAAAGATATAGCCCTTGCAACCAAAGTTCGTGGTTGCGTTCTTCCATTTCGTACTGGTGTTTTTTACGATACGCTATTGCAAGTGCGGGGTCGCCATTCCAATACTCGCCCGCTGTCATGCCCCAAGAAAGATAATACGGAAAATGCTCCGTGAAAATCTCCTTATAAGAAACAAGGGGGGAACTCTCCCCCCCTTTGGGGGTGGCTACCAGTTCGCCACCCAATCTGCGTTTTTTTCCGATGGCTGTGGTTCATCAAATAGTGTTTCAATCGGGTCTTGATACATTTCGATGAGTTTCTCCATAAAGTCTTTCTTGTTTCCGATTGTTTCATAAATCTTGTCAAGAATATCATCCTTTAGGTAGGAGCAATGAGCGAGGAACGCTCCCTTAAAAAGTGTCGGGAGAACGGTTACGGGCTTATCCCTCAAATCACGGATTTTGAAACCCATGTCCTCCATCTGCTCTACCGTCTTGCGGGTGAACTCCAAAACGTATTCTGCACCCTCATACTTAATTGTAAGTGTCTTTGCCATCTTTGTTACCTCCTGTTAGGTATAATCTCACTATAAGTTGTTTATTATGAACCCATCGTGATTACTGTAGACGGGGTAAGAGTAATAGTCATATCAACTACTTCGTTTACGCCACCACCGTTTACGTAGCAAGAAAGCATACCCTTGAACTCGAACTTTCCGTCCGAACCATCGGGTGTAAGTGTAGCACCACTCTCTGTGCCACCAAGCCATACAGCCCAGTCGTACTCTGCTCCATCGTAGTATGCGTTTACTGCTTCAAAATCTTCCTTTGTGTAGTTTGCAGTAAATGTCATATCCTCTGTATCTTGTATACCCGCAATGTAGGTATGCGCTTTGTCGCTTAAGGTCGTTGTCTGTAAGCGTTCTGGTGCGCCACCAAGGTCGGGGAAACTTTTGATGTCGAGGAGTTTCTTGTAACTGCCACCGTCCTTTACCATAAGAAATGCCTTATAGGTCGAAATTGCCATTATGTTTACCTCCTAAAAATTGTACTATCTTTTCTTGCTACCGCAGTCCATCTTCCTACGATGCGGTACTTTGTACCCTCGTCCATAGGAATTGGAACTTTGGCTTGTCTTGTAAAACCAAGTTTATCAAACTCGTCGTCAACAACTGCGAAAATACTTTTTGCCTCGCTTTTCTTGCCTACTTGCAAGTTGGAAAAAACGTTTGCTTCATACATTACGACAACGTGGTTTTCGTTGCTTGCGGTATCTCTTGTGGTTGTAAGAGCCGAGTTGTCAGCCTCTTCGATAAACGCACAAGGGAAACGTGAGGGGTTAAGGTTTGTTTCACCAGTTACAAAAATGTTAGGGAACTCTTGCCGTAGGCGTGTAGCAATCCGTGTATAGACTTCGTTTTCTATATCAATCATTTGCTAAACACCTCCTTTGCAATATCTCCTGTTTCTTCTCGCAACTCTTTTCCTGTGTCGTACACAACTCTGTTTGCGGGGTTTCCGTATGTTTTGATTATTAGCGCACCACCTCTTGTAACGCCATCAACTTCACCGATAAAGTTTCTCCCAACAGCACCGCTTGTTTCTCTAAAGAACCACGGTGGGCTTGAACCCAAACCTCGTCCGAAAGTTCCTCTTGTGAAACCAAATTCGCTCATCAACGGATGGTCGCCCTCGTAATGCGTTCCCGTTCCGAACTCGATAAAGGTTACTGCCTCACCACCTATACCTATAGATAGTTTTCCGCTCGCTTGGTCGAACTCTGTTGGAGAAACATATCTCGTTGCACTACCATCGTACTGTGCGTTATCAAGTTTCTCGGCAAGTTTTTCATTGCCTTTCTCCGCAACGGTTTCGGCTAATTCCCAAGTTTTAGTTTGTATTTCTTTCTGCTTGGCTTTTAACTGCTTTATAACCGTTTGTATGTTTGGTGTTGATATTTTAATCACGTTACATCAACTCGCTTTACCAGTATAGTTTTCACATTCTTTGATGTTGCAACTCTTCTAACGATGTAGTCAAAAGTTTCTCCATCAAAGGGATTGGTATGGATATAGAAAACGCTCAATTCGTCAACGGGGCAAGTCATATCATGCGTAAGGATTGTAGCATCATAATCGACTTCCTTGCCTGCCATTTGCACGGTAGCAAGTCCTCTTACTTCGGAAACATTCGCTTGCATCATTTGAGGCTCGGAATAAGTTGGCGGGTTCTCGCCCGTTTCATTACCCCATTCATCAAACTGTGGCTCGCTATCTTCCCAAAGAGCATAATATATCGTGCTGTTGTTGATTTCTTGATTTCTCATTCGCCCATACCAAATGCCCTAACAAAAGGCACTACCTCTTCAAGCATACTTTCGGGAACATCGCCACTTTCATAATGGCGGTGCGTTTCGTTCTCTGCATGGATGGTCTGTCCTAATGCGCCACGCTTATCAAGAAGATAAGTCGCAATCTTGCATTGCAGAACGTGATACCTTTCGGGTATTTCCGTTTTGTCGTGATGGAACGGGTACATCCTGTGAACAATCTTCTCTCCCGCAAGGACGAGGAATGTTGAAATTACATCCTCGTCCTGTTCAGTTGTCATTGTTTGTACCATAGCAATCTTTTCATCAGTTGTCATGGTTTAACACCTCACTATTCGCTTTCGCTTCCGCCTCCGTTGACGGTGATTACAGCGATACCATCAAGGAACTCCGCCCAAAGTGCCATTCCCATGAGCGCATAAGTCTCACCGACAGCCGTCCCGTAATTGCCGTTAACCTTAAATCCAATCAAATTGGTTTCGCCCGAAACGGTGTAGCCAAGACCCATCTGTGCATAAGCGGGGTCGCTCGGGTCGATGTAGTAAAGGTTGATGTTCTCGGACGGTGTAGCAACTACCTTGCCCTGCGGAACGTCGGATGTAAGGATTACCTTGTCTGCTCCCATGAAGTTTTCAAGATAAGTCATACCAAACTGGTTCTGTACTGTGAGGCTCGCAACTCCGAGATACTCATAAGCATCAAGAATATTGATAAAGCATACAATCTTTGTAACATTCTTGTGCATACCTTTGAACTTATCCTTAACTTTACCAATAGCCATTGCAATAGCCATCTGCAAGTTGTCATAAGAACCAGTAAGAGTTCCTGTCAGCAAGAAATTGTAGAAGTCGGTCATTACCTTGTCCTGCAGTTCTGTAAGGAACGCATCATCCGTTTTCTGTACGGCTGTGGTTGCGCCATACTTTGTAACCGCTTCGATAGAAACTGCCTTTGCATACTTTCCAAGAGTAATGTCTGCGAACTGTACTGGTTCGATTTCAGCAAGGCTGTACGGGATTTCCTCACCCTCGCCAACTGCTCCATCTTCAAGAGTTACTTTTGCGTTGTACGCAACGAGTTGAGAACCGAGTTCTTTCTTAATCGGGCGCATAACACCGAGGATTTCTCTTAAACTATCCCAGTTGCGCTCGAACCTTGTAACAAAATCAATTTCACGGATGCCCGCATCAATATTTGCTACCATTGTAAGATTTGCTTTTGCCATTTCTTTTCTCCTTTAAGTTTTCGTTAGCCAAGCAATTCGGGGAACAAATCAAGGTTGTCTTTCATTGCTTGTCTACGTTCTGTGGTATCTTCGATAGCCTCTATTTCCGCCCTTGTCTTTTTCGGAACTTCGCCTTTTGCTCCCGCTCCGCTCGGACGAGGGGTTTCCGCTATCATTTTTGCCTCGATAGCCTTGTCGTGGGCTTCAAGAAACTTCTTCATGTTGGAAAATACTCTTGCGTTATCACCCTCTAATGTTGCTTGCGCTGTATCGGTGGCAAGTGTTTCTTCATACCCCATTGAAATGTAACTCGCTTTTAGGTCTGCAAGCCTTGTTTCTTGTTCCATGCTCGCTACTTTTCTGCGCAATGTTTCCATTTCTTCTTCGTGAGCCTGTTTCTTCTGCTCATCCTCCGAAAGCATAGCGTTGTACTTACGTTTCATATCAGCAAGTTCGGATGATGCTTTGTCAAAATCCGCCTTTTTGATATAACCGCTGTAATCGGGCTGTGGAACATCATATTCAAATGCCTCCAACGCCTGCAACTTCTGCTCGGGGGTCATAAGGTCATAACCCTCAATAGTGCTAACATCAATCTTCATTTTTCCTCCTTGCGTTTTATAGGTGTTCTCTCACCATGACTTTTGCGATTTTTGGCTTCTCTGCCATTTTGCGATTTTCGTTTTCTCTAACGTATATCATCACCTAGCGGTGTAAAGATAACATCTTGCTTTGCTCTTACTCTGCGTTGTATTTCAACCGCAACAATTTTATCTTTCTCTTTTTTTAATTCTACGGAATTACCACGCTTTAATATTTGCAAGATTTCATATTCTATTTCTTGTGGAAATATCATCACTTACTCCTACCAAAATACATCTGCATCCGTAATGCGGTTTCGGTGGAACTTCCGTTATGAAATATACAACACCGTTTCGCCTTACACATTCTTTGCAAACACGCTCATCCTCTTCTGTCTGCCATTCCACACGTTCTATTTGTTTATCTTTGTATGCTTCTAAAACAGCCTCATGTGTTACGTTGTCTGCATATTGTCTTACTTGCCTTGCCCACAAACGCTTTGCCGTTTCGACTTCTTTTGCCTTGTCGTTTGATGCAATCATTGCCTCTATGAGCCTTGCCTTTTTTCTTTCTACTTCGTGAGTATAAACATATTTGGTTACGGGGTCATAGCCCTCTAAAAGTTCCATGAGCCATATAACCGCCAAATCCTCTATCCAATCTTCGAGATTTACACTACTGTATATTTTCCTTGCAATGAGCAGAAGATACTTGCGCAACATTTCATCAAGTTCTTCATATAGTTCATTTACGGCATGAATAATCGCTTTTTCATCGTTTATTCCTTTAAGCCGATTGAACATACCTATAATTCGCCTGTTTATTGTGGCGATTACTTTCTCGGTAAACTCATACATTGTTTATCTCGTTCTTTTCAGCGTTTATATCCTGTCTTGCAAGGTTGTCGAACTCACTTGCTTCCTCTTCGATGTTCTGCTGTCTATACTCTTCGCTCATTTTGAAAGCAATTTCGGGGTCTACGAACATTCCGCTATGCTCAAACGCAAGTTTCGGATGTATCTTGTCGTTGTTAAGCATTGTAACAAGTACATTCGATTTCTCGGTGATGTTTTCGTAGTTCCTACGAGTAAATCTAATCTCGATATGTGATATGCGTAAATCCGTATCGGTGCTTTTGTTTACGATGCGTAGTGCGACTTTAAGGAACTCTCTCTCTGCGCTCTTGAATGTTCCCTCGCTATCTCTCGCTCTTGTTTCTGCGCTCCACCATCCATCACGATAGATAACCGCACTTCCCGTGTCGCTTGTTGACGAGCCACCGTTTCTGTTCGGCATCCCGCAAATGGTGAGAACGGAATTATAGATATAGTCTACGAGAGTTTGTGTTTCCGATTGATTGAGAACTGTCGAAATGTAGAACGCATCGCCCTCTTTTGGAAGTCTTAAACCGCCATACGCTTTTGCCATCGCAAAATCTTCATCGGTTGCGTCCGACCCCTTGATAACAAGGATTGATTGAATAATCTGCTCTATTCCGTCTACTCGGTTACTCTCTATAGTGTTTATGCTGTCGAGAAGCGGGAGGACAATCTCAAATGCTCCAAGACGGGCTTCGTTGGCGGGATATTCGATAATTGGAACTGCGCCAAGTTGGTGCGCTTCCCACGCCACGATTTCGTCCTCTACGACTTCAAAATAAAACTGATTTGTATATCCAACGTATTTTTTTTCGCCCTCTTCCGTGGCAAGGGTGGTAACGCCCATCATTCTGTCGTTGCCAAAGCCACTAAAGTAGACAACAAATGTTTTCATCGGGTCTAATGTGTAGAGTTCAAAGGGGGCTTCGTCTGTTTCAAAGCCGACTTTCTTCTTCATCACATCTTCATCGGGCAAAATCATTCTGTAAGCAGTTCCGCAGATTGTATTCCATGTTACGATGGACTTGTCTTTGGCTTCCTTGTCCTCATAGCGCATAAAATCGTTAAGTTGAGATACGAAAGCCGAGTATTCGTCTGCGCCTTGATTTACATATTGGACGGGTTCACCCATCAAATATCCAACCTTAAACGAAACAATCTCGTTGGCTCTGTTCTCAACGATTTTGTTATTGATTTCCTCACGCCATTCTTTTGTTCTTCCGAGGATAGGTTGCTGTCCTTTGTAATACTGGTAAAGGTACTCTATGTCCTTTGCGTTCTGCTCATGCGTCTTTGTCGCTTTAGCGAGAACATCAAGCACGTTTTCCCTTGTAATTTCAGCCACATCGGTATAAATTACCGTCCTACCCGCAAGGTCGGTTCTTTGCGATAATGCCATAATTTCACCTCTTTAACCAATTTATACCACTAACGTATATTATTGTCAAACATTTCACGGTTTTAGAACGGTCTTTTGAAAACCTCTATCTTGTTTCCACGACCAAACACCATATCACACGCCATAGCAAGGCTGTCGGGCGCATCATCGTGCTTGTTTTTACCTACCGCCTTAAAAGAATATAAGTTCTGCATGAAGAGGTCGTAGGGCTTACTCCTTTTTTGGCTGAAAACGAAATGCTCTCTAATCTCGGGGGCTTTGTCAAAAATCCTCGCTTCTTTGCTCTTGGTTGTGGGAGCGGGCTTTGTGGTAAGGTTAATTCTAATGCCTCTCTCCCTTAATTTTTCCTTTACCTCCGTGGCATAACTCTCTGTAGCCTTGTTTGCCTCTATTTGCATCGCAGAAACCCCATACTTTTCTACTGCATCGCATAAAAGTTTCTGTGTGATGGATTTATCACCGTTGTCGTAAACCACATCCAAAACGTATACATCCTCGCCATAAACCGCACAAACGGGGCTTGATGTAAAGTCGCCACCACCAAAAGCGGGGTCAACGGGCATAACAATTCTGTCGGGGGCTTCCTGTGGCTCTTCAAGAAAGAACCTAAAGCCATCCGTAGTAAAGAGCGTTCCTTGTCTTTCGATGGGTTCTCCTTGATACTGGGCGAGCCACGATGCCATATCGTTATTTCGCTCAAAAGAGGCTCTCCTTTGGTGGTAATAGTCGGTTGAAAACCCTACGCCATAAAGGTAGTTGAAGTTGCTTTCGTCCTTTTCGTTAAGAGCGGGCAAGTTTATTATCCTTACTCGCCTTTTCTTGAACTTTTCATCCGTGTTTAAGAGTTCCATGCGTAAGCCTGCGGGGTCGATATTAGACCACCTTGTACCGCACCATAGAATTTTTGCGCCCTCTTTCGCTCTCGGGAGCAAATTGTTATCCACCTTGCTCCATGCGTTTATCATTCTCTCGGGGTTTAATGCCTCTTCAATACCGCCTATAAGGTCGTCCGAAATCAATATGCCGTTGCAATCGCAAGCACCGTTCAGCGTACCATAAAGGCTTCGGCACGTTAAAGAGGGATAGTGCTTTCTCCTGTCAATGTTTATCGTTTCTTCCTGTGCGTTTGTTTGCACAATCTTACTGCTCGGGAATATATCGTGCCATAAATAGGTCGTGTCGTCTGTTAAAATCTCTAAAACACCGTTGTAAAACGCCCTCGTAATGTAATCCGAGTACGCAGAATAAAGATTGCTAGAGTTACTGTTCCTCCCGATAAGCCACGTTACATAAAAAATCAGCATCGTGGTCTTTCCTACTCTCGGTGGCTCGCTCAAAAATAACTCGTCCAACTTATCATCGGCAAGGTCTTGTAATCCTTGCACAAGTGGTCTTAAAACCTCTCTACGGGGCAAATAGAACCTCTCACGGGGTTCTCTGTCTATCTCTAGGTACTGCAAGTAACTGTCAAAATCATAGGGCGCATCAAAAAGTAGCATCCGCTTATAAAGGTCAAACAATTCCCCTACCTTTTCCCTCTTTCGCATCAACTTTACTACATACTTCCTTGCCTCTAAACTTTTCTTGTGCGCAAACTCGAAATCCTCCCCCTCCATATTCCTTATAGCATCAAATAGGTCAAAGTAGTATTCCTCATCCTCTCCGCCTTTCTTTATCCACCCTATTATACCGTTTACTACCGCTCTTCCCATTATTCGTACCTCCAAACGCCCTTAGATACCTCGACAACCTTTCGCCCATTTATCATTCGATACCCTTTTTGTTTTTCAAAAAATTTTTCGGGTTCGGGTTTTTCCTCCGTAATCTCAATCTTCTTGTTATTTCCATTTCTTGCCACCCTCGGTACACTATCCACTACCCCTATAACTCTTCCACCTCTCCTTACACATACTTCACATCCCATAGCCTCTAATACCCGTACAAAACTCTCCACCCTCATACTTCTTGGTCTATCTACAAGATGCGATACTCCATCTATCCCTTTATATCCCAATACCTCCGCTATCATCGTTTTATTAAACCCGCTCTCTTTCATTACTGCGTATATTATCTCTTTCTCTGTCATTATTCACTCCTTATTCATTATTATTCATATTTCTTGGTGTTACCCCCGTGTTTTTTCTGCCTTTCTGTATAAACTGTGCATATTTCGAGGTATAAAGTGCCTTTTTAGTTTTGCGAGTGCTGAAAAGCCCCAAATGGGTGTTGTCGCTCTTCCACATCCCCCCATACCCATGAATGTTATTGTCTGCCCTTCCATATATTCCCATTATGCCCTTATATTCCCTATTTTTCAATGTTTCCAAGCCTTGCCATTTTTGGAACGCCCGTGTCCGTGTAGAGCATGATTTTTGCTGTTCCATTTTCTCCCTTGTAAAAAAGTGGTATGTTGCTAAAAACTCCCTTGTAAAAATATGGTTGTATAATATCATGGTTCAATATATATCAATGCTTTAGTGGTGTTTGTTTTGTGTGATGGTAAAAAATGGGTTTTCACATTTGAGGTTATTTTCCGTTGATTTACGCCACTTTTTTAGTTGGTGGGTCGATACTATTCCATTATAGTTAAACTTGCCTAATACGTCAATATAAACCCTCCATTATTTTACAATATTATTAAGAATAATTAAGAATTAAAACACTAAAAAACACTTGACAATTATATAATTGTATGATACACGCATACCCCATTAAAAAATGGTAAAAATTACATATAAAAATATTATAAAAACCTATTGACAAGTATATAATTATATGATATTATGATATTGTCAAAAGAATATAAAAACCGATTGACAATACCATATTAAAAAAACACTAAAAAGTTATAAAAAACTATTGACAAGTATATAACAATATGGTATACTAAAGTCAAGGTAAAACAATAGTAAAAAGTGCTTAAAAGCACGGAAAGGTGGAAAAAATGAAAGTTTATAACATGACAAGCACAAAAGGGAATAAGGTTCCCTATCAATTCAAAATTGAAAATGGTGGCAAAGTATATTTTCAATCATATAATAGCATTGTAGCACTATGGAAAGGCTACCAACTTGAACTCGGGCGTGACTGGGATTATAGCGTGACCACTATGAAATATCTAAAAAACTTTTTAGAAAGTGAATGTATACCATTGCACAATGCTAAGGAAATACGCAAGGCAATAAAAGATGGGTTTTCCACTTATGACAACGGCGTAAAAATACTGGTCAATTACAATGAAAGACTGGGCATATAGCACACTGTCAAAATAGGTAAATTATGGGATAGATGGGCTAACGACTATACGGGCATAGGAGGATATTATGAACGCTACTATATGCACACGGGCGTTATGGGATAATAATGGTCGCAAGGCTTACACTGGCTATTATATAGCGGTCAATGGCAACGATAGACCGCTGTATGTAAAGAATATACGCAAGGGCAAAATGGCTCTAATGACAGACTACGGACAGTCAAAAATCTATACACTGGCAACGGCTAAAAAGCACGCAAACGCTATAAATAGCGGTAGGGTATCACTGGCATAAAAAGGATAATTAAGAGTGCCGAACGTGGTGGCAGTCAACGGACAAAGCGAGATTGTCACCACTGGCAAAAGAACATGGCTACAAAGTAGAGGATGTAAAGTTATTTAGCATAAGCGGTCAAAGAACGTATACAAAGTATACTTATGAAGAGGTTGTTTAACGGGGGTGTAAAGTGTTTACAAAAAAAGAACGTATAGAAAAACTGTATGATTTGACTAACGCACTGGCAATTCTTAACAATGAAGAACTGGGCAATAACGAGGATGTAAGAGGCATCATTGACGAACTGGATAAACTATGGATGGCAATGAGGGATGAAAACAAGAAGCATAACAAAAAGACTGCGGAGTATATCGCAAAAAAGAGGGTAAAGAACCCGAACTATGCAAGGTAAATGGAGGTAAAAAACATGGAAAGAACACTAAAATGCAATACGTTTTACGGGCATGAAATAAGCAACTACGGAAAAGAAAATGGCTACGTTGATTATGGAACACTGGCAAAGAGTTTTGATGCGGTACTTAATAATAACATTTGGAGTGTTGGATGGGATATGGGCTACGGATGGGAAAAAGTACACGGAGCGGATTATATAGCGGAGGCAGAAGAGATAAGAGATAAGATACAAGAACTAGAAGAGGAAAAAGACGATACGGAGGATGAGGCAAGAATTGAAGAGATAGAAGAAGAGATAGAAGAACTGGAAGAAGAACTACTGGAAAAAGAACGTGAAGAGTACGAACCCGAAGTATTTCAATGGTACATTATAGACAATAACGGGGTAGATATACTGGAATACTGGACGGATGAACTTGTATACTATAATGATGCACTGGATATTTACCTATGGGGTGTTACACACTACGGAACAAGTTGGAGTTATGTTTTAACGGATATTAAGATTGAAGAGGAGGAAGAGTAATGAAAAAATGTTATTGCCCAAAGTGTGACGGGGAGTTGATTAACTTATCACTGGAAAAATATATTGATAACTTTTGGTGTGACAATTGCAATATTGATATAACAATAACTTATGAGGAAGAAGAGGAGGATGAATAATGGCTAAAAAGTTTGTAATTGAAGATAAGGCAAAAGATAGAATTATTGGAAGATTTAACACAAAGGCAGAGGCAAAGGCATATATGGAAAACCTAACCTTGCCTACAAGAAAATGCGATTGCGTAATTAAGGAGGTAAAGAAATGAAAAAGAGTAATATAGACTGGGCTAAACAGATTGAGGGAGTAAATTGTGTTGAGGTTGTCTATAAAAGCGGAGTGACAAGGTATGTCGGACTTGGCGATGGGTATTATAGATTTACTGGAACGCAAAGAGATTTTATGGAAAATGCGGAAGTGGTAGATTTAAGGGATGGCACTCGCTACTGGATTACCAAAGATAGCAATCCTCGTTTGGTGGAGTACTTGAACAGAAACTTGGCAAATGTGCCATTCTAAAATCTTCACCAAACACAAGTATGAGATAATGGGGAGGTAGAATAAATGAGCAAAGTATGGTATTGCCCAACGGTAAAAGTACCCTCATATTTTAGAGATATGACGGAGAGAGAACATATATTGATAGGCGGAACAACAGGAGCGGGGAAAAGCGTAGCACTAGAAACATTTATTTTCACACTACTGGAAAAAGCACCGCACAGAGCAAGGCTTGTGTTGATAGACCCAAAGGGCGTTGAACTTATACAGTTTGCGAACCTACCGCACACGCTCACACACGCCACAGAAATGCAAGACATAAATAATGCACTTATATGGATGGAGCGTGAGATGGATATGAGATACTCGGAGATGGCATCTAAAGGGCAAAAAAAGACCGATAGAAGCGATATATATATCATCATTGATGAATATGCTTGCATAGGCGGAAAGAGCGGAGAAGCGTCAAAGAGAGCGATGGACGCACTAAAGAGAATTGCGTTCAAGGGTAGAGCGTCAAAAATTCACATCATTGCTTGCACGCAAAGACCGACAAGAGAAGTGATTGATGGACTTATTGCTGACAATTTTAACACCGTACTGGCGTTACGCACAAAGGATAGTCAAGGAAGCCGAAATCTTATCGGCAGAAGCGGGTGCGAGAGCCTACCGCTACACGGCAAGGCATACTATGACACACCGACTGAAAAAGATATTATAATGGTTGACATTCCGATGGTTAGCGAAGAAACAATGGCAAAGATTATAAAGCACTGGGAAGCACAGAAATAATAGGTAAATTATGGAAGCACGGAGGTATAAAATGGTAGTAGATGTTTATACAGTTAGAGATGGCGTTCGTAAATACTGGGGGTCTTTTGAGAACTCAGAGTGGGCGAGATACCACATCGGGATTGCCAAAGCCTTTGGCAACGAACAGGACGGCGATACAGAGTTTGAAATGGAGGATAGATTATGAGAACGGTACGGGCTATTGACGAAAAGGATATGGCAGATTGGAAAAAGATTTGCAAAGCGTACTGCAAGAAGATAGGAGCGGAACTAATATTTGTAAATGATTACAGTTTCGGTTATGAACGCAAAGGGCAGTTCGTCAAACTAACGGTTGACGACTTGGCAGAACTGTTAGGATAAAGGAGGGTTAATATGAAGTGTCAAGATTGTAAATATTGGAAAGGCAAACAAACAACCATCGGGAGAGAGTGCTTAAACCCGACAAAGGTTGAGGCGTGGAACGCAAAAGAAAAGTTATATACCGAGTTAGGTTATCGCTATCCTCGTGTGGTGGCGAGATACAAATACGCATCCGCCCCCGCTTGCAAAGAGTTCGAGGCGATGCTACACGACCACAAAATTAAAATTGAGCCTTGCTATATGGTATATCTAATAAACAAAGATGGCGAGGTGGTAAAGAGCGAAATCGTAGCGGGCAGAAAGGCAAACGCTCATGCTGTTGGAGAGGAAATGATGATGGAAATTGCATCTTGCAAGACATCTACCTCTGTGATATAATATTTCTGCCAACGAAACCGCTTCTGTGTAAGACACACTAAAGCGTAACAAGACCATCACATTGCGAGCGTGGTGGTTTTTGTTTTGCCTCAAAAAAGAAACGCCCGTGTCCGTGTATGGCTCTATTTTTCGATTTCCCGATTTGCCGATGAATATATCCAAAGCAAAGAAAAAACCGCTCTAACGGGCGGTTTTTGGGCTTAAATCACTATGCTATCACGATATTTCTTTTCCAAATCCTCTTCGTTCTGTGGATTTCCAAGAACATTCCTTGCTTCGACAACTACATCTTGTTGGTCTACATAGCCGAAATGGTTTTTTCCAAGGAATATCCCGACAGCGGGGTGGGAATATTTGCCATTTGCAAAATTGTACTCCCAACTCTCCGAAAGAAGAGCGTACCCCTCTTGGATAAGGGAAAGGCTCTCCTTGTTCATTTTATCGCACGATATAACACCCTCTTTGGTTTGGTTAAGAATGGTCGGAATATTATTCACCAGTTCCCACAGCCTTTTCCTGTCTATCCCAAGAGCGTGAGCGTAGGCATTGACAAGCGGTTTCGTGTCGTGTTTTGCCATGAGTTCAAAATATTCAATTATCCTCTGCCTTACTTCTTCGGGGTTGTTGTAGTCTATGGGCGACCAATTCATACTGTCTAGGATAAGCATTATCCCCGCAGTATTTGCGCCCTCTTCTACTTCTTTCGGATGGCTTACGCCCCAACCCTTACTCACTTCGTTCTTCTTCGCCATCTTCTTCGTCCTCATGTCCGATTTTTAGGATGCACTCTTCACACACCATTTCTATGTTGGGCGCACCGTTAAACCATCTTGTTATGTTATACGCATCTTGCACCTTTGCCCCACATCTATCGCAAGTGTACGTTTTTGCCATTCTTCATCGCCTCCCGCTTCATCATAGCAGACAGTTCCCTCTGCCATTGCTCTTTTGGTTTGTAAAATGCGCAGACCTCTACGCAATCGTAAAGGGCTACGCATCTTTTATCTTTAACATTGGCACAAGGATTTTCGCTGTTTCTCTTATCCCTACAAAGTAAATACATTACTTCCTCTTCTTGCGAGTGAGGGGCTTATCGGACAGCGGTTTTTTGTCTGCATCGTCAACCAATTTCTTCTTTGACTTCTTCGACTTTACTGCTTCTTTGAGCGGTACATCCTTTTTAGGTTTCGGCTCTTTCTTCGGTTCTTCCTTTTTTGGCTCTTCCTTTTTTGGTGCTTCCTTTTTTGGTGCTTCCTCAAAAACTTCTTCTTCTGCATCCGCATCAGTAAAGATAAACTTGTTATCAACAATAATTTTGCCTTTTTCTTCTTTGATGTGTCCTTTACGGATGATTTCTTTTGCTTCGGCTTCAAGCATTTCGCCTCTTACCAAATCCTTGCCACTTTTCAGCATAAAGGCTACTTTGCCGTTGGGGTTTAGTTTAAGTTCCATCGTTATCCTCCTTACCTATACCATTTCCCAATCTTTACTTCTTTGTCTTTGTTCTTGTTCTTGACTACAAGTTGCACCCACGCATCACGCTTGGCTAAATACTCCTTGTACCCCTCACAATTAGCGTGGCATCCAACTTCTCGTTTCTCGCACGTTTTACACGGTGCTACTGGTTTACTCATTTATCTCTATTCTCCTATACGGACTATTATACAAGCCTTTTTCATATCTTTCAACACCCTTAAATACAGTCTTGTGGTCTACCCCACAAAGGGTTGCTAATTCCCTTGCCGTATCTGCAATAGCCACTATCAATTCATATTCATCCTCACTTACTTTGTAATACACTCTATTCTTTGCTGTTTTATTCACAACTGCCACCTTACTTGTGCATTAAAATCTTCTATTCTTTGTTTTGCGAGATTATAAAAGCCCTCGTCTATCTCATAGCCAACATAGTCAAACCCCATTTCTTCGCAAGCGATTAGACTACTCGCACTTCCAACGTGCGTATCAAGTATTTTGTCGCCTTGCTCCGCATAATTGTATAATATCCACTTATATAATTCTATTGGTTTTTGCGTTGGGTGTATGCGTATATCGTTGTTGCCTATGTTCCCAAAATAAGGGAAATCAAAAGTTCTTGCGGGCTTGTCCATATTTGTCCAAGCCATTTCTATGTCGCTGTAATTATCTACTGGTTGGTGTTTGTACCACGCAAGAAAGCATCTGCAAGGCGGTAATTCAAAGTAGTTGCCCCCCCCAAATGATTTGGTGCTTGCTCACACGGAACAGTTCATCAAAGTATTCTGCGGTTGGCACTTCATTGTTTGCTTTTCTGCTATCGCCATACTTTTCAAGTCTGCCGTTTGGTCGCTCCAATCTTTTTATTCCGTAAGGCGGGTCAACTATGGCAAGGTCAAAAAAGTTGTCGCTGTAATTTTTCAAATGCTCCATACAGTCGCCCAAAATAAACTCTTTCATTTGTTTACTCCTTATTTTGCTTAAAGGCTTCAACTATGTCATGCAAGAACGCCTGAATGGGCATTGCTCCTATTTCTGCTTCTATCTCTAATTGTGGCGCAACCCACTTTTCAAACTCGTCATTAAAGCGACCTTTGTTATAAAACCACTTCTTTGATATTGCCATCGCCAAGCCTTTTTCTGCATCCCACTCATCGCCCTCTTGACATTTAACAACGGTCTTTGTTCCATCGCTCCACAGCACTATTGTTGCGGGCGGGTTAAAAATTACCTTTTCGATTTTTGGTCGCCAATCCAAAATGCTTCCCCAATCATCGGGGGTAATGTTGGTAGTGGCTTTAAGCGTTATTGTTGAGTGAGGGGCGATGTAGTCGTCATGAAAACTTATTTCGGGTATTTCATTAACTCTATACATATATCTCCCCGTTCCATCATCGTAATAGTAAACCTCATCGCCTTTATATGTTGGCATATCGAACCTCCCTTGCTATTGCCTTTGTGTATTCTTTCCTATACGCATCCAACAAACTCTTCCAATGATAGCGCAAGTGTGCTTCCTCTGCGGGGATTTCCTCTTTTACTACCAAGAGTTTTTCGTAATACTCTATGTTTTCTCTACACTCACTCGCTCTTAACATTCCACATTACCTCTTCTTCGAGTTTTCTAATACGCTCTTCCAACTCTTTGATAAACTCCCAAATATTCTGTATATCCTTTTCCATTATTCTTCCTCCCTTACTATCAAATGTGCGTACTCGCCATCCGAGAAGTACAGCACCTTACCATCCATTAAGGCTTTTATATCTTTGTCGTTCAAGAACACGCAATCAAGCCCCCAATACGGGTCTACACTTCCGCTCTTCTTTACTGCGCAAGGGTGTGGCTTGTTCACTTCGTATAATGCCAAAGCATCCTTAACCTTTATCTCTTCGTTACGCATTACTGTATTACCCCCGTAAGTTTTGCAGAAAGTCTTACAATAACATCTTGCAATGCTTTGCTGTTCTCTCTCTCTAACTGCAACGCTTGTTTTAACTGCTCATTTTCTTCCTTTAGTGCCTCTGCATCTACTACGGCTTCACCTACTGGTGTTTTCTTCTCTTCCATTTTGTCCTCCTTAATAGTTTTTCATATTGTCTATCTTGCTTAATATATCCATTACGGCTTCCACGCCTTTTTTGAAACCAAAGGCTTCTTTGTATTGTAACTCCATCTGCTCTTTGTTGTGCCACGCAACTTTCACCCTTTCGGCTTCCTCGTTGGCGCAATTCAATAGGTCAAGCGGTGTCGCTTCTTCCCAATCATAATGTCCGATTTTCGGATTGTACTTCTTTTGCAGTATCTTTCCATCCCTTAAATCAAAATCTTTTGCGTTCATTTTCACCTCCGCATAAAATCTACAAACTATGCTGTTCCGTGCCACTCGCACTTCGGACAATGGTAGCAATACTGTTCGGGGTATGATGCAAGCACTACCATCGTGTCAATCAATAACTCTTCTTTGCACATCGGACACGCCACCCCGCTTGGCCTATATCTGCCCGCAATACGCACTTGGTTTTTCTTCATGTCCTCCCACGCTATTAGTTTTTTAGGTTCTATTTTTAATTCCATTACTCGCCTCCTACATGATTTGTTTCTCCACCTTGCGTTATGGTGGTGTCGCCAAAGTCTATTTGCTTCCAAGCATATAGCCAAATTGCGTTACAGACAAACAACGCCATAAGCACCAAACACACAACCGATAGCGGTACATAGTTCTGCCTTAATTCTGCTATCGCTTGTTTGTTGTTTTGAATACACGCCTCGTTTGCCCTAATTTTTGCATTGTTATCATGTATCTTATCAATGTGCTTCATGGTACACCTACAACTTCTTGCTATGTCCTCTCTCTTCGAGCCACGCCTCTGCCTCCGCAAGTTTCTCGGGAGCGGGGTTTTTCATATTGCAAACCATCTTCCGCATTGCAATTTCGATTACGTTGTCGTCCATGTCTAAATCGTCAAAAACACCGTACCCAACCCATCTGCGATAGAACCGTTTATATGTGTCTACATCGAAAGAGAGGCAAGCCTCATCACGTTCTTTGACAAACATTAAAACCTTTACTTTTTCATCCCATAGGGGCATCTTATTCCAGTTCATTACTTCACCTGTATGTTGTTGCTTTCGACAAGAGTTATTCCCGTAAATGTTGCGCCCTCTTTGATTGCCTTTTTAAGTCCGACTTTATCAATCTTTGGCTCTTGTGCTACGAGATATTCAAGAGGCACTTCTGTTCCCTCTGCAATTTCCAACTTCTCGCTCTTGCGCCATCCAATATTGATTTTATCCGTCTTAAACTTATTGCCATCAAGCACGGATGCAAGGTATCTCTTTACGCTATCAATTTTCTTGTTTGTTCTCTTTTTAAGATTTGCAAACTTCTTCTCATACTTTTCATAAGCATCCGCATCCGTTTCCATTTCGAGAACCCAAAGAGCCAAGTTTTCAATCTTGTCGCTGAACTCCATTTCGATAGTGTCAAGGTCTTTCTCGTTCAAAATCTCGCCAGTTTCTTCGTCAATTTCCCATTGAAAGTTTTTAATCTGTTCGTTCAATTCAAATAGCGTTGCCATTATCAACCTCATTCAACCTTTCTTGCAGTATTTTCACCGCATCCATAGTGTCAACTATTTCCCATCTATCTTCGGGGAAGCGTGGGTCATAAGGTAAAATCTCACACCCTAAAATCTTTCCCTCGATAGCGGTTCGCCCTACAGCATAGATTTTTTTGTATTCCGCCATTTTCTTTAGCAATGTTGTTCGTGGCAGATTTTCTAAATAGTCTATGTTGTCGGGCAGTTCTATATTTTCTCTTTTTACTTTTCGTCCGACAAATGCCGTGTCTTTCGTCTTTGCTGTACGATACTTTACTACATCGCTTACCTTTACGGATAAGGGCAAGTAAATTGGTGTACCCAAGTGCGCTACCTTTTCCATTGTTTCGGGTATTCCGCACACGAGAATTAAATCCTCGTATCGCTGTAGATAATCGTACCTCTGCGGATGCAGGTTGTTATGTATAAATACTATAGCGTGGTCTGCCCCTAAATCCGCATTGACCGTTACCCAGTGCCTATCCGTTTTGATGTTGGGTATCATATACTTGCATATCTCTTGCGAGTAGTAGAACGCTCCATTGTAGCGGTTTACGTTATCATCCCGCCACTTATGCGTATATCCGTAGTGTTCGTGGTTAATTATCATGGTTTTCCATTTCCTTTAGGTACTCTGCGTAATATTCCATTATCGCCTTTTCTACAAGTCGGCTCTTTGGCGCAAGCGTTTTGCTCGACACATAATCCATAAGCCTAATTGCCTCTTCGCTCATAGAATAACCTTGATACCTTTTACTTCTGTTTGCCATTTTTCTTTACCTCCTTAAAATGGTACATCTTCATTCAACTGCAAAAAGTTATCTTCTTCTACTGCTTCTTCTTTCTTGCCTTTGGTCTGCAAGAACTCTACTCGGTCTGCGATTACATCCGTTGTGTAAACGGTTTTTCCGTCTTGGTCTTTGTAAGAACTCGTCTGTATTCTCCCTCTTACAGCAACCATATCGCCTTTGCCGAGATACTTGTTACAATTTGTTGCGGTCTTTCCGAAAACAACTACTCTCGGAAAATCGGTGTTTGTTGCACCCTCTTTTTTATACTCTCTGTCTACCGCAAGAGTAAACGAGTATACTGCCGTGCTTTCCGTTTCTCTGTAATCTCCGTCCTTTGTCAATCTCCCTACTAAAATTATACTGTTAATAAGTCATTCCTCCTTTTTACTCTTTTAATGTTTCCCGTGAGTTTAAGGGCAATAAATAATATTGTCAGCACTCCTGTAAAGCCTATACCGCCCCCTTTACTTCCATTGTCTTTATTCATTTTCTACCTCCATTCTTATACGCATATACTCTTCGGGTGTCTGCCGTGTTAAGCATACAATCCAATAAATTATTATCGCCAATGTAACCATTATTCTTCACCTCTCATAAACTCCGTGATTTCAAATCTGTCGCTTGGGCAAAACTCATATCTTCCGCACTCGTCAAGCAATATCAAACTTCCGTCTTGCGTTATAGCAAAGCCCTCCATGTCGCAATACATTAGACCTTTCGCCCACTTCTCTCTCCGTGCTATTCTTTCAATGTCTGCATATTTTCCTGTTTTTTTGTCTTTGACTTCAAACTCCATTATTCTTTACCTCTCATATCTGCCAAATCTTCAAGCAAATCTGTGATTAACTCGAAAGAGTACTCACCCTCTGTCTTTTGGTCTTGCCATTTTTCTATCCATTCTTTAACGGCTTTTCTCCCGTCCTCGTAACCTTTCATATATGCTTGTTCCTTTTCTCGGTGTATTGTTTCTTTTAGGTCAATATCAAACACTTCACCCTCTGCCATAAGTTCTTCTATTGCTTCAAGGGAAGCATTTCTAAACATTTCTACTGTTACCTCTGGCATAAACATTCCCTTGCCGTTTCCCATTTTTATTTTACTCATTCTTCACCTCTCATAATCTTTGCTATTCGTTCAATGGTTTCCTTTGGTATGGTGGTTTTTGTGTTTTCAACTATTTCGACTTCAGAAAGTGTTTCTTTTAACAGACCTTTTAGCCACTCCCTTGCGGTTTCTTCCGTTCCGTCATTATGGGTAAAAAACACCTTGTCAATGTTTATAAACACTCCTTTGAAATCATAGTTAATAGACTGTCCTTTTATAATAAGTCTGTCCGCTGGTACAGTGGAACTTGCCTCTGTTATGCCGTTTATGTGATTATTCATACTCATTTATTCTTTACCTCTCATATCTGCTAACGCAACAAAATCTTCTCGACATTTCTCTCGTATTTCTTCGTGTAGGCGTTCTTCCGCAAATTCGTGTGTCCATATTGGTCTACCTAACTTCATTTCAACGTATTCGTGTACTTTACCAAAGTCACAAAGTAAATATCCTGTATATGCGGATACTATTATTCTTTCTTGTTCACTCATTCTGTTTCACCTCTCATGTCTGCCCTTGTGTTCCATTTTCCAATTAAGTCCGTCCTCGGTATTTCAGTTATTCCGTCATCCGAACCTTTAGGTATTCTCGCTTGATACTTCCACACTTCTGTTGTTAAACGGAACTCAATACCGCATACGCACTGTATTTTTAAGTCCGTTATACCTCCACTACACATACTTATGTCGTAAGGCTCTACTTCTGCCCCACAAAACGGACACGGCTTTAATTTTGGTATTCCTGTTATTGCTATCATTGTTCTTTACCTCTCATATATTTCCCAATCACAAGGCTGTCCTTGAATGGTACAGTCGTACCATTCGCCTATATCCTTGCAAAACACGCAACCATCACAACTCCTATGTTTATTGCAATTTTCTTTGAGTATTCTAGCCATTTCTTCGTAAATTGCTCTTTCTTTCAATGCGTCCAATTCTTCTCCAGTTATTATCATTCTTTACCTCTCCATTCTGTAATCTTTACCACTCATTTTCACTCTATCACACATTTCAAACAATCTGCTAAACACCGCCTCGCCCACATTATCCCGTAGTTCCATAACCGTGCAATTAGAGGTTATAACTATTGGCGACAATGTTTCGTATCTTGAATTGACTATTTTGAAAGTCGTTTCTTTTTGCCATTCTGTTTGCTTCTCCTGTCCTAAATCGTCAATTATAAGCAAAGGGGTGTCGCAAATCCTATTTAGTTCGTTTTTATCACCGTCATAATTCTTACGCACATCATCAAGAAGCGTTGCGTAACTTTTGAATATCACGGGAACATGATGCTTTTCAATAATGTATCTCGCTATTGCGCCCGCAAGATGTGTTTTACCTCTTCCAACACCACCAAGAAACATAATGCCTTTACCGCCATTTGGAAAGTTCTCCGCAAATCTCTTTGCTACATCCCATCCGTGAATACGCTCGTCAAAATCCGCCTCTCTAAACCTTAACGGCAGACTTTCGATTGTGGCTTGGTTTTCGATATAAGCAAGTCGTCTTAACACATTTTCGATGTTTGCATCCAATCCGATAACCTCTTCATCCTTTACGCTAAATAAGGGTTTAGTGGTTAAAGAACCATGTATCATCCTCTCCCTCTTCTCCAGTAGTTCTTTTTTTCGCTGTTTGAGTACTGCGAGTTCCTCCATTATTGTCATTTCTATTTTTCTCCCACGTTACTACCGCCATTTTCCAATTTGCCATTTTATTCTTACCAACCATCCACCCCTTGCTTTCATAGAACGCTACAAAGGCTTCTGCATCAATTTCGTTATTACGCTTCTCACAATAAGCCCTAACCTCTTCAACAGATGGTGGTACAAAGTTGGCTCGTCTGTTGCTATATATATTATTATCTATACTATCCTTATCTATACTATCCTTATCTGTGTATACCACTTGTCTACCACTTGGTATACCACTGGTATACCGTACATCATCTTTCTCGGTATAAGCACCTTTATCATCAATCACAAGCATTGCCATTTCTTCAAGATATGTGGTGTTGTTGTGGCGGTCATTTCGCAAGTAGTTATTCATTCGCCAGTGTTTAATTACTATCACACCGCTTTCAAAAGCAAGGATAAACCTTTTCTGTAAGAGTACAGCCATATCATCTTGGCTTGCTCCACATTGCCTCATAATCGCTTTAGGGCTACCCACAAAGCCATCATCGTCAGCCAACATTCCGAGCGTAAAGTATAAACACCTTGCGGAAAGGGGCATATCAAGGAACGCATCGCTCAATACTATACTTTTAGCAAACATTCTACGTTCTGCCATACCCTACTCCTTTAGACTATATCTTGCATAACTTACGGCATCGCCCCAACGGTTCTTCCTTGTTTCAAACTTTGTGTCAAACTCGTAGCCCTCTTCCTTTAGGTTGAAGATTACTGCCGAGAGCCTTGTGCATCCAAGTTCTCTAATCGCATCCAACGAAGTGATACTCCCCTCTTTCTTGATGTAATCCAATACTCTGTCTTTCAATGTAATTCTCATTTTTCTACCTCCGTAATTTCTAAAATAACTCTCCAATCTTCTCCCGTTGCGAATGTGTCCGTAAAAGCGGTCACAATCTTGCGGTTATCATCTTGCAATTTCCCGTTCTGCACAAGTGCATCCAAGATAAACTTCTTTGCGTAACAAATATTGTCATAATCTCGTCTGTTGTTACCCTCTATCCAGTGAAAATGTATCGTTACTGGTTTGTCAAATCTCGGCAACTTATTGATGAAATATCCAATATCGTCTTGCACTTCTTTTTTAACTTTAGCCCCCGCAAACTTATTTTTTCTACACTCGTTTATGTACTCGTTGAAACTCGGGAATTTATAAGGTATCTCTAACCTTTCCATTGTGCTTCCAACTCCTTTATCTTGTTTGGCGGTAGTGTCTGTAAATCCAATCGCTTACATTCATCGACCACCCAATCAATAACTCTACTCAACTCTTTCTGCTTGTATTCGTGAGAACCCATGTAAAGCCGTACTCGTTTCATCGGGTTTCCGTCCTTGTCCGTGAGTTTCGATGAGAACGCTTCCCCAAACCATCCTATACCGTTCTTTTTCCACGCCCTCATTAGCGTTTCGTAAGGCTCTCCCTCTTGCACCGCTACATCGTTGAACACGCCCGCTTCTCTTATTGCTCTACGATATACCTCTTCTTTTGTGGTATTGATTGCTTTGGCAATCTTATCGCACAGCACCCACATATAAGAATTAGCATCCATAGAGCGAGGTTTTTTGGTTTTTTCGAGCGAAAGTGTGTAATCTGTGTTTTTATCAAACGTGCTTACCATTTCAAGTAGGTCTGTGAGACTCTCACGTTCCGTTAGAGGCACTTTTATGGTAATTATGATGTCTGTATCGAAACCGACATTAACCTCGCTTATTTTCAAGATAATTCCTCCCAAATATTTCCAAGAAGTCTTTTTCGGGGTGTTCCTCTTCAAAAAGTTCTTGTGCCTCGGCTTTCAATCCTATATGTTTTTCGGGCGCAAGATGGATTGAAGATGGCGATAAACGGTGGCAGTAGGGGCATACATTTATCCACAATCCATAGTGCTTGCTATTCTCACGGTTCGATGCCCCAAATACTTCGTGCCTTTCCGTTCCTATATCACAACCACAGATGTAACAAGTGCCATCGGTGGTATTAAATAGGCTTGGTATATATCCGTTACTGTCCGTTCTTGCCATATTTCGCCTCCAAAGAACCTACGCAATGAGTAAACTGCTCGGTTGTCAAGTCGTATAGGCTTTCAACCTCATAGTATTTCATCAGTTTGTCCTTGTCTGCGCCATACTCTTTGATAAGGTTTTCAAGATAGTCAACACCGCCCTCGGTAGGGGTTGGTAGGGTTGCTCTCTCTTCTGCGGTTTCTTTTTTCTTTGGGGCTTTCTTTTGTTCTGCCAATACTTCTTTTTCTTCTTCGGGCAAATCCTCACCCGCATAGATGTAAAGCCCAAGACCAAACATAGCCAAGTTCTTGGTAAGGCAACGCATGATAGTTTTGTTTATATCAAACATCGTGGCTGTATCAACGTGTTTCGTGATGTATTCGGTCTGTTCGTTTCCATATCTGTCGTAATACCCTTGTTTTTCCTTATCCCATTTAGCATACTTAAAGTTCGGGTTCTTTACGGTGTAATCATACGGTTCGGCTTTCATGGCGTTGTTTGAACTATCCATCACGGGAAGCCACATTTCATGCGTCAACCCGTCAACGGTTACTCTCGTATAAACCATATATCCCGTTTTATCATCATAGAAGTAAGGCTTGCCGTCCTCAAACTTAACCACTTCATACACCGCAGTAGGGCAAGCCTTTTTGAACTCTGCCC